GCTTCCGCTAATCGCAGCGGCGTTGGTGTTGGCCGTGGTAGTACACAGGCCGATGACATAGCCCTCGCCGTCCGTGCTGCCGTTCAGGTCACGCGCAGGAAAGGTTGGTGTGGTGATCGCCTGAGCCGTGGTGGTCGTCACCACGATGCCTGTATTAGTCCACACGACATCGGCCAGCATGATCGTGCAGAGCGTGGTCGTAGCCGCCGCCGTCTCGGTGATGTAGAGCGAGCCTGTCGGTGTCCACAGCGTCAAGCTTCCGTTGTCCGCAGCGGTCGTGCCGTTAGTCGCTCGACCGTTGATACCAGGTGTGCCAGGCGACCACGCGCCCGTGAAGCCAGCGTCCTTGCCAAAGCTGTACCAGTAGGCCGTACCTTCGGTCGCTGTGCCGACCTTGTTGATCGGGATGACGCGACCAGTAATGCCTACGTTGACAGGACTGTTGACCTTCTTGTCGCCCGTTGCGTCATACACCGACCACTCGCAGCCGTCAGTCCATTGCAGCGACTCACCTGCCATGAGCACGGCCTTGAACAAGCAGTACTCTGTGCCGCTGACATCCTTCTTGACCGTCACGGTGTTGTCCGTGCTGGCGTGACGATTGAAGACCGAGATTGACTTTACTCCGCGCTGGGTTGACGATGCGGGAGCAGCGACAATCTGGGTCGTACCGACTGTGTTGATCGTGCCCTGACTGTCAGCAGGCGTGAACGCGCTGGTTGTCATGTCCACATACGACACGGCCCAGTCAATGTCAGCGGTCGAGCTAGTCGTGAGGTCTAGTGTCTTGGTCGTAGCGTCAAGTGTAATTGCCATTAGAATCCTCCGAACGCCATACGGGCCATGACCGCAGGCTGGTCTAGTCCGCTACCACCGCCGCCGCCGGGAGCTGCCCAAGTGCCGTCTGCGCGTAGGAAGTTGGTTGTGCCGCCGCCAGACGCAGGAGTTAGGCCGTCTTCTGTGTCGGTAAACAGCGGTAAATTTACCGCTGTGCCCGTGCTGCTCGTGAGGTCGCGTGTCGCCGCCGTGTAGCCGAGGTCGGTAACGAAGCGCGAGTCATCGCCAGCCGCTACAGTTCCAGCAGTTGTTCCAACATTTAAATTAGCTGAATTTCCAAGACTGGATGTAGCTGCATATGCGCTATCCCAATTTGCTTGGCTGCTCGTTGTTGGAATTGAATATCCAACATCAAAAGTTAAATCTAAGGATCCTGAACTTGTAACAGGCGAACCGCTAACGATTAACCCCGTTGGCGCAGACAAAGATACGCTTGTTACTGTGCCACTAGGACCTGGCGGCGTTGCCCAAGTGCCATCGCCAAGCAAAACTTCAGTAGCGACACCAGAGAGCTTTGGAAGCAGTCCATGTGCAGTAGTTGAACTATCTAAGTTTGTAGTGTCTGTCGGTGGTGCGCACTCGTCTAAGCGCGGAAGCGGGTAACTTGGCGCACGATATACGCCGTCGCCCGACAAAAACTTAGAAGTATCGCCGTCTAGCGCGGGCATCAAGCCTGGCGCACGCGGTGTGGCCGTAGAAATATTTGTCGTCAGCTTGCCGTTTGCGGTCTTGAGCGTTGTGTCCGTCTGCAACGACAAGGTCAACGGGCTATTGTTGGTTACCGTCAACGGCGGCGCGATGTTCAGTACCAGCGCACCTTCTTTGTCCAGCGTAAACGGCCCCGTCAGCGCAAGCGTAATCTGCCCTCGTTCGTTTAGCGTCAGCGGCGCGGCAATCGTCTCGTCTGTTGTCAGCGAGTTGCGCCGTTGGCGTTGAGGGTCGATACCGCGTGCTTGCCCAGATAAGCCAATACGCTTGGGGTCAGCCATTACGCTTCCTTCCTGCGGGGTACGCATCTAGGCGAATAGACTCTAGCGACCACCGCGTAAACGCATTGGCTTGCTGTAGCTCCATCCACACAAATGCCCCTCGGGCGCGTACAAGGTGGATTGGGTTGCGCCCAGGGACAAACTGCCCGCTTGCAACTGGCTGGCCTTTGTCATCCGGCGTAGTGCTAGCGTAGAGCTTGTAGTTGACCGCACCTTGGTTTGCCATCACGGCTGCAAGGTTGGTGATGCGTGCGTCAAACTCGCTATCGTCGGGCGCAATGGGGCCAATAAGCACCTTGCCGTCGATAAGCTGGCCGTCGTCGCTTGTAGCAAGCTTGTCCCAGCGCACAACGCTGCTGTCGTAAGTTCCGATCAGCAAGCAGCGGTCATCAGCAGCGTCACCGTCAATGACAACTGCGGCAGAGGGCTGCTTCGTTAGCGCAAAGGTGTCTTCGTACCACGCACCAGACTTGCGTTCCCAGAAGTAGTGCTTAGTGCGGCTAGCCGTGTCGGTAAACGGCATTAGGAAGACGTGTAGGCCGTCATCGTAGGTGTTCCAGAACATCTCGACGTAGAACTGCGACAAGTTGACATTGTTCAACCGCCGCTCAATCGTGGACTGCGTCATGGACACAGGCACGCTGCCTGGCTTCATGATGTACACGCCGCCACGCGATCCGAAGAAGTACAGCGTGCCTTCTGGATCCTTAGCCCACGAGCGTCCAAACGCAACGCCGGTGACATCCGATACAAGATCAAACACACCGCCGGCCATCGGGTCACCGCGCATCATCCACAGCGACGAATCGCAGCCAAACAACAGCAAGTCGTCGTTGTAAGGAATGAGGCTGTTGATCAAGTCAGGACACAAGCCAGCGCGAGCGTTGTTACCGCTGATAGCTTGCGTAGCTGTTTGAACAGCTGGGAAAGTGTCCCAACCGGTAGGATTGCCTTGCTCGCTCATGTGCCAGTTGTGCGGATCGTCAGCACCACGAGCTAAAACCGCACGGCCACGCCAGTTTGTTACAAGTTTGCACCGGTTAGGCAGCGTTCCAGCATCAAGCGCTCTCCACTCCAGCACCGTGTCGTTGCGCGGGTCAAACACGCGGTATGCCAAACCATCAGTAAAATACACTTTGCCAAACAGCACCGCGCAGTCAACATACGGCGCATTAGCATCTAGTTCCGGTTGCGGCAAAGTATCAACGCCAACAGGCGAACTTACACCGCTTGGCGTAATCTTTTTGATTTTGCCGTTAGATACAGCAAGCAATACCTGCGCTCGTGGTGATGGATTGTTTGAATCAGAAACACTAGCAACAATTTCATATCGTTCAATTGTCTGCTCGTCACCTGTGCCGTCTTTTAACACGTAGACATTTTCTGCACGCGGATAAGTGTCGGGATCTAATGGGTCAGGAATACTTGGAAAATCAGCGGAAATGCTATTTCCAATGCGATATTCTGGCGACACAAACTCAGGCGCAGCCTGTAAAACAACGTCGCCATTGGTGTCCTTAGACAACAGGGCAATCGGCGTGTTACCTGCATCTTTGCCTACGATTGACCAGCCGACACCGTATGCGCCACCTGCAAAGGTGAACGGGTAGTACACATTATCAAACGCATCTTTAGACAAGTGCGGAATGTAGTCGGATGTTGCGCTAATAGCAGTTGTACTAGAACTAGCTAACGTTCCAGACCACGCATCAGAAACAACTTGAGTAGCCGCGTTGTAAACCAACTTGCGACCGTTGCCGTTAACATTCGGCCAACTGTACGTGCCATCGTTTGTAGAACCCGTAAACTGCGGATCACCCATAGTATAAAACGCAGCTTCGGTTGCCATAATACGCAAACCAACGCCTGCGCCAAAACCACTTAAACCGTCTACAACCCAGCGATACGGGCCGTCAATTGACTCAAGGCATCCAGCAACTGCTAGCGGACTAGCAATCACAGCGGCTTTGCTAACGGTGTCCGTGTCCACAGAACTCGGCGGCGCATTGCGATACGGATGCGGCCAGTTGCCAAAAACGTAGGTCGTGTTCATGGCAAGTTGCGGCGGCGTATGATTGCCCTTAGGCAGCAAATGCCAAATGCCCCACTTCCACGCTAAATAGCCTTCAATTTTTTCGCACAGCGTTGCATTTGCGTTAGTAATGTTAGGAGCAAATGTTGCTGCGGCGCTATGTAGGCTTGCAGGATTTACAATAGCAGTAGTTGAACTGCCGCCCCACGTAAATGGATAGGTAATTGGCATTCCAGTATAATATGTATCAAATGAATCACCTTGATCGGGATAAGTGTATTCTCGTCTTGGCCCTAAAACGCCACGAATTTGCCCGTAAATTTCTACTACATCACCTCTTAACAAATCAACTCCATTAACTGGATCGCAAAGCAAAATATAATTAAAATACAAATATGGGAATGTATTTCCCGTAGTACTAGTATAGTAAGGCGAAATTAAATTTGGCTCTTCTCCTTGGCCTAATCCGTTGTTGGAATATGTGTCTTTAGTAGCTGTAAATGTTTGAGTTAGCGCTTTGCACGCTAAACCTAATGTGCGCGGATATTGTGGAACATATGATTGGTCTAAATTGTGCAGCGTGATGATTTCTGCAACTTGACCTTTAAACCAGTTAGTTGTTGATGCAGACAGGCCAGGCGCTTGACGACCCAAATAAAAACCAGCAGAAGCACTAATTTGCACTCCACGCCAACGGTCAATAGGCTGTCCATTAAAACGATAATGGCATTCAAGTTCAGTAGTGCCATCGCCTGATCCAACTGCATAAATAATAGTTAAAACACTAGCATTGTTAACTGTTGACAAAGTTGCTGGCGCGGGAAATTTGTAAGCTCCAGCGCCAATGTATGACATTTGATTTCCACTTGTCGCAAACGGTGGATTGGGATTTTCTTGTACGTTAGTCCCATTGTAACCTTGAGACAATTTACTCCAAGAAAGCGCACTATCTGGTGTAGCATACAATAAAACCTTATTTGGGTTGACTTGCCCAGGAAACATAAGGTTTTGTAATTTGTGTACAGCTACATGCAAATCATGTTTTTCTGGCAACGATGTATCAACCCCACACAAATAAGTTGGAGCTGTAATCGGATTTTCATCTTCTGCTACTTGTGGCCTAAACACAATGTGCATAGCCCATTTGGCGTTTGCATAATTAGGAAACGCTGAAGCAGAACCATCGCTAGACTGAGGTGTTGTCGGCTGTCCTCCAACGGTATACAGTTGCGAAGCACCATCAAAATCAAAACATGGCTGACCAGCCCAGCCAGTTGCTAAGTACTTTGGCCCCGTTTCGGTAAGCGTGCAGCCTAAGTTGCGTCCTGCACCGCTTACATCAAACCAAGCCGTAACTCGTTCATTGTCAGTTACGCCTTCCATTTGAGAAGCGTCATACCAAGACCAAAGTTTGTCATTAGGAATCTGAGCTGGAGTCCAATCGACCGCAGTTGGTCTGTAATTTGGATATTGTTGTGAATGTTTTTCGTAACGATTTAGGTTAACTGGAGAAGTAAAGCAAACTTTTCCGTCAGCTAACACATCAATATCGCACAATGGATACGGCATTTTTCTACGAGCCGCTTCTTCCATGCCTGTACTGTAAATTTCATCGTAAGCTACAACATAGCCCACCTCTAGCAATGGATCATTAGCTGCTGCATACAGCATTCCTTGCTGTAAAACCAATTTTTCAATTGTCAACTTTGGTTCAAATGCATAATCCAAAACAGGAGGAACATCTGATTCAGATTCTTTATATTTCCAGATTCGTGTTTTACTTAAAGATGTCAAATTTGCAAGCTGCGATGGGCTAATTGCTAGGTCAGCAGCGTTTTTGTGACCTGTTCCAATCCATACACCGCCTGCATCATCTACAGCTAAACCACGGATGTACAAATTGACATCTTCTAAGCCTGCTGGTGCAAATGTGTACACAAGCACGCCGTTCTTGTTAAACTTTTGCACCGTGCGGCCAGCGTCAACTACATAAACATTTTCTTTGTAGTCCACAACGCAATAGGTGCTGGCGTTTGAGTTGTTGTTAGCCTTCTCCCAAATCAACTTAATATTGGATGAGTCTAAAGGCACATACCGCAGTTGACGGTTGTCGTACACAACCTTCTCAAACCGCTTGACACGTGCCTCCATCGACTCAACTACATACTTTGTAAGCCCACTTCTTTGAGCACCACGGATGCGTCCTGTGATGGGGTCTTGCCCCCGCACATTGATTGCTTCGTTTGTAGTTCCGCTAGGCTGCTTGGACTGCGCGACATTGTCGTTTAGTCCACCAAGCGGAAACTGTAGCTCAAAGTTTGCCATGGGTTACTGCGGGCGGTAGAACGCTGTCATTGAAGTAATAGCACCTCCGCCTGCAAATCGAATGTGAAACCCCCCAGGCATAAATACACCTGCATCGCCACCAAGGTCAAACGAATGAGTCCCTTGACTTGGAGCCGCAAAGCTAAAGACAGCTGCACCGTTAGCTAGGTGGACTGAACAAGTATTTCCTGTTGCTGTTGCGTTAAATTTTACGGTCTGAAGAATTGCATTGCGGTAACTTGTTTTAAAAACAGAGTCTGCATATGTAGTTGTACTTCCACCAACTCCATCTGTTGGATATGCATCGGTACCGGCGGTTGTTTGCGTTACCCAGTTACACGGTTGGTTGTCGTGAATGTTTTCGGCCATGGCTCAGATTTCAGGGTGCGGGGTTTGCGACGGTGTAGGGAGAAGCCGGAACGCCAGGGAGGTAGGTTCCCACGGCACTCAGACCTGTTTGCAGCGGAGGCCCGTACTGGTGCTGGATCATACCATCTCGTTCGGCAGCAGTAAGGAACAAAACGCCCGTGTATAGCGCTTGCAGGCGAGCGTCTAACGAGCCTTGATCTTCCTCCTCGTAGCCTCGAGCAAAGGCACGCAGGATTTGGATGTACAGCGGCTCAATGTACTCAGGGATGTTGATGAAAGAGGACTCGTCGAGGTTTGCGGGAGGAGTCCAGCCAGCGCGGTAGTACACCGTCAGCGCTTGGTTGTCGGTCGTGACGGGCGTGGGGTATAGCTCCAAGATCGGCAGAGGAGCGCCGCCCGTGGGGTTAGCGCGAGAAACAAGCGAAACCCAAGTCATCGCCAAGCCTACGCCGATGTTGTGCGAGCGCAGGCGCGAGATCTCGTTGATAGAGGTAATCCTGACGCGATTAACAAGCCCCTGGGTGAACTGGATAGAAATAAGGTCGCGCAGGTCGGAGGGGCAGGTTGACCACGACTGACCGCCTGTAAAGCCGATATACGCCGATTGGCGCTCTAGCCACTTCCACTCGTGCATGGTGCAGAGGAACTGGCCCGCTTGGTTGATGACCGTCATGGGGTCAATCGTCTGCGAAGGCAGAGCGTTGCCTAGCGTGTGGCGGATGTGATCAACGCAGCGTGCGGCGGTTAGGGTCATAGTCGTGTGTGTTCGGGTTGTAGGGGAGACGGACGCGCCGCCTCCCCCAACTTAGCTATGTCTCAGCGTTGCATTTGGAAGCCGTGGTAATCCACGGTCAAAACCTTGTCTGCGGTCGTTCTTTGCACACCCAGCACAGGGTACAAGTCCAAGCCAGCGAGGCTGACCGTAGACTTGGCTACCAATGCGCCGTTGACAAAGAAACAGGTTTCGGATCCCGTCCAGCAGATCGCCAAGTCAACGTAGGTGTTGGCAACCAACGACAATCCTGTGGAAATCGTTGTGCCAGCAGTAGCCAGCGATGCACCTGCCGTACCAATAGCGCCGTACTTAATGTCGGCGGAGGTAATGAAGAACAGCGCTCCCTTGCAGTTAGTGCTAGTAAACGGGTTAGCGTTACCGGCTTCCATACCAACGTAGATACCGTCAGTAATAGAAGCCGATTTTAGGCGCACCGAGTAAGTAAACGCCTTGCCAGCCGAAATACGAACCGGCATATTCGTGCGAATACCGGCATTACCGTTAGCTGCGCTACCGGTAATAGTAATAGCACCGCCAGGTTCACCAGACGTTACCGCTGCAACCGTGTTGGTAGAACCGGTTGTTGCCGTGCTGTAAGCCTGTGCAAGAGTAATTGAGCCAGACACAAAGTCATCCCAGAACGAAATGGCGGGAGTAGCGCCACCAGTCAAGGACAACGGTTGGTCAAGGCCAACTCCGGTAGGCAAACCTACAAACGGAAAGTAAAAGTGCTTGTCTGTGTACATAGTCTTATTCCTTTCCTATCAGTAGGCCGAGTAGACCTGAGCCGGAGTCAACGTGGTCGACGGGAACGAACCCGTAACCGTGCCAGGAGTGATGATCGCGTGCGTGTGACGCGCCGTGCAGACGTTGTTGAAGTAGCTGTTGATGTAAACAGTCTTCGTGAACGGCTGGTTGAACGGCGACATCGGCGGCTTGCGAACGAAGTACTTGTCCTTGTGGAACACAGTCTTCAGGTACTTGGCGTTGAGCAAGTAGTAGCGCGGGCCGCGACCGGCAGCAAGGGAGTCGCCTTCGGACACCATATCATTGCCACCAGCAGTAGTGTTGAGATACAGCGGAGCTGCATCCAACTGCGGCACGTACACGATTTCCATACCGGCGTACATCGGGCCGTTGAAGGCCGAGTCAGGGCTAGTACGGTTGGTGTACCAGTCTTGACCTTGACGCAGCAGGTCGGTCATCACGAGAAGACCCTTCTTCGTGGTGAACGACGCAATGCTGTTCCACGTGTTCGGCTCGAAGTAGGCTTCCTTGCCAGCGGGCGGACGGAAGTTCAACTGCAAGAACGCATCGTCCATCGCATTGATGACGTTGCGAGCGCCGGCAGTCGGCTTCACGGCGGGGCTGTCGTAGCCGATCACTCGGTTGCGCCACTTGGTTTTGCCAACGGCGGTCGGGTTGATGGTTTCAACAGTCGTAAACGCACCTGCACCGCCAACATCATTAAACAAGCCGTTAGCTTGTTCGTTGATGAACGCCGGGATGGAGTACGGCTCTTTGCCAGCCGCAGCTTCCATCGTGCTTGCATCGGGAACCGCCCACCACTTGGTTTCCATGCCGTTGCAGATCGAGGTCTGCACGCGCATTTCCAGCTTGGTGAGGAGCGACTTGTATTGCATGAAGCGAGCGTCTTCGGTGTACGAAGAGCCAGCGTTCAACGCTTCTTCTTCTTCCGTCCAGCTATAGCTGTCAACGGCGAAGCGCCACGGCGACGACCAGCGCGTAAGCACCTGGGGCATCGTCGGGGTCTGGGGGTCGTTGGGCTGATACATCGAGAAGGTGTTAGCTTCGTCGAACATCAACTCGTCGCGGATTTCGGAACCACCCTGAACGATCTCAGAGTATTCCTTACCGCGCACGAAGCGCGCCCATGAATAGTTTTGGAGTTGAGCAGCGTTAACGAACTTTTCCGGCCCCGTAAGGAGCAGCGGGCCAGTCGCTTCTGCCCAGTCGGCAAAAGATACGATTGCAGGCATTTTTCAGTCTCTTGTGATTTTGTTAGTAACCATCTACGCGACGACGGGCCTCAGCACCTGTCAAATTCTCATTCGACATAAGGTGGAAGATGGCGCGATCACGGCTCATACCGTTAACTTCGGTTGAACCGCTCCTTTTGGGGACGCTGGATTGCCCTGCGTTGCGTTTTTGGTCGATTGAAGTTCTTTGCGCCTTGAGTCGTGCGTTGATCTGCTCCCTAAACACAACTTGGGCAGCATCGCGCATAGCAGCTTCGGCTCTCTCATTGAGATCGTCGATGTCTGCGTATGCGCCGCTTTCCGCAAGTCGTTGCATAGCTTGCGTCACTTGCACAAACCCTTCCTTGTCCCGTAGCTCAGGGAAGTCGGCTGACAACGTATTGCGTGCATTAGCCAATAGCATCTGAGTGCTAAGACCAGCCGCTACCTGCAACTGCTGCTCGAGTGCGCCGTAGCGCTCGGCAAGCGGTTTGGTAGCGTTTTGCAATGCGTCTGCAAAAGCCTCCTCAGCTTCGTCGCCCAACATGAAGGTGTCAGCGAGCTTCTTGGCAGCAGAGCGGATGTAAGCCTGTTCGGGTTGTTCTACAGCCTGCGTGGCCCGCGTAGACTCCGACTGGTTATCCGGTTTCTTTGCTTCCTTCGGTTCTGCCTGACCGTTCTTCTTGAGAGCGGCAAACTCCTGCGCCATCCGGTCGGTTTCGCTTTGCATTTTGGATAGCTGGCGACCCCACTTGAGCTTCACCTCTTCGGGAAGCCCTTCCATGATGTCCTTAGGAACCTTGGCGCGGCGCAGAGCGGTTAGGGCGCGTTCTTGCGCCTTCGCATCTGTGCCGTCAACTTCCGGCCCCTCGTCGTCTTCGGATTCGGAACTTGTAGGCTTAACCAGATTAGGCTCTGGCGCTGCCTTCGGTTTGACAAACTTGCCATCCTCACCACGCTCTTTGCGCGATTCGGATTGCTCTTTAGGTGCAGCGTCTTTCTTAGCGCGTTCGAGCGCTTCTGCTTTTACGGATTCCTTTTCCGCAAGCTCGCCAGCAAGGCGATCATAGACGGCACGCGCTTGTTGTTCAGCGCTGGGTTCTTGTTGCGTAGTCGTTTGCGTTGTATCAGCCGTTTCCGTATTCATACTTGTATCCTGTTTTAGCTGAAAACTCGCGGACTTCCCTCATGTTTTGGAAACACGGCTTGCCTGTGCCAGGTTCGTGATGTGGCGCATCTGGATGCCACCGTGGCAACGAGTGCGACACAAAATTAGGCTCAAACAAACGCACCTCTGTTTTGGATGTCGAGATGATCCGCGAATACTTCTTGCCCTTGTGCGTGATAGTTTTGCCAATCTTCGGCGCTTTTGTCATCGGGTATTCCCGAATAATGATCTCGCCGTCATCAGCTTGGAATTCGTACTGGGCCATGATTATGAACCGCTGCTAGGCTTTCCTTGGGTTTTAGACTTGGTTGGATTCACACCTGCACCAATCGCCTTACCAAAGCCTTGGTTTTGAGCGAGCTTCGGAGCGTTGCGTACTGGTTCAGGTTGACCGCCGCCGGGGCGACCACCCATTTGACCAGCACCGCCGCCCGACATCATCTGCATTTCCATATTCATGGAAGCCATCTCAGCGGCAGCGTCAAGGTTCAGGTACTGATCGAGGTCAGGCATGTTGAAGGCTTCGCCCCAACGCTTAAGCCACGACTTCCAATCCCAGAAAGGAATGGACATGACAGCAGGCAACATCTGCATGACTGCGTTGCTAGCCGCAATCATCTTCTGCACTTCGCTGCCGTCGTTGCGGACAGCGTCGATGTGGATCTCCAAATCGTCAAAGCTCATGCCCGAACCTTCTTCGTCGGTATCGGTCATCTGCCCCAGCATTTGGATCATCGCGTCGCCTTGGTCACGCGGCATATAACCCGCCTTGACGGCGCGGCGAATGCCTTCGGACATTTGCTCAGGCGATTGACCGCCAACGAACACGCCGTACTCGCGGCCTAGCGGCAGCACGCTGCGCTCGTCTTGGTCGAAGTACCACAGCACGCTGCGGAACAAGCGTTTCTCAAACTCCACGAACTTCATGTCCACGAAGCCTGTCAGCGCCGAGCTAGCTTGGGCAGCAATGGCGTTTTCCGTGGCCGTGCCTGCACCGCTGACTTGACCACGGACAGCATCGCCCATGGCAAGGTTGCGGTCTACGCGCCCGCGAAGCTCAAACTCGCGCATTTGAGCGTCCTGAGATGCGCCGCCAACTTCAATCTCGATAACCTTGTTTTTCTCAATGCCGCTAACTGCAACAATGTCACCGTCTGGCGCAGCGGCCAGCTTGTTGATCATTGCGGGCTTCAGGCCATCGACCAACGCAAGGGTCTTGCGGCGTTGCGCAGCGTTGTTGTTAGCACGAGCTTGGTTGTTTAGCTCTTGGATCTGGCCTTCGTTAGCCGTTAGCGCAGACAGCGGCGCAGACTCGTCAGGCACGGTGTACTGACCGCCAACGATGTACGGCCCCCAACGCGGCCCAAAGAACGGCCTGGGGTCACGCAGGTACGCTGCTTGGCCTTTGCCGTCTTCGCTGGCCCACGCAACGGTGAAGATCGTGCCGTGGTAGCGCGTCTTTTCTTCCTTGGACATACCGCTCCAGAAGTCATCGTCTTCCGGCAACGTGTACTCAGGAACCCAAATTTCGTAGTAAATAACTTCGTTACGAGAGGGCGTTTCACCGTACTCGTACTTGTTACGAAGCCCTTTTGCATCAATGTCCGTAGGAACAGACTCAATGTTTTCTTTGATCCACCCAGATTTTTCGTCTTTTGCGTCTTCTAAGATATCGTCCTTGTCGCGAATCATTACGTGGTACATGTACCGCGCTTCTTCGATAGACAACGACAACGGATCCCAACCAAATCGACGCGGCGACAAACGAATCGCCTTCGGGGTCATCACGGGGTCTTCGGCTTGCTCAAAGCCCGTGCGTGCGCCTTGCGTGACAATGGCGACAGACCATGCAAAGCAGAAGTCAGTACCGAGCTTTTCGCGCTCGCGTTGGTAGTTGGTGTCTAGGATCCAGCGGTTTCCTGCATCTTCCAACGCTTGCACTCGAGCCTGGTCGCGTGCGGTAGACAAACGAATCTTAGGCTCAATAGCAGTAAGACGGGCGACAGTATGCGCGACATACGAGTAGTAGTAGTTTTCAGGAAAGTATTCCTCTTTGCCTGAAAACCGACCATAAAACGGCGAAGCGTAGCGTTGCACCTGCCGCCCGAACCATTCACGATGCTTCTCGCAATACCGTTGAGCGGCCTGCACTTCGTCGTACAAGTTTTGTGCAGTTACTTTAAGCATTGCTCACTTCCCATTTTTCGTGATCCAAGATGTGTCCTAGCGTTCCACCGTCATACTTGGCCTTGTACTCAACTTCTTTGCCGAGGTCGCGTTCCCACGAGAAGGTGCAAGCCCCGCGCATAGCGTCACAGCCGTGGTCGATGCAGCCAGGGTCAGGAGTATCGCGATTGAGCTTGCCGTCTTCCACTAGCGGATAGACATAAGCAGGGATTTCCATCTCGGTACACCACGGCTTGCCTTCGCTTTCCAAACGCACATCCTTGTACTTGGTGGCGTTGCGCAGAAGGTACAAGCCAAACGTGCCGTCACCGCGCCGCTTCATGCGCACGCGCACTTGGTCGATGCCCGCCTTTTCGCCGCCAGGGCCGCGATGCTTATCCCATTGGCGCACGATCCGCGCCATGCCGTGACGGTCGAGCCAGCGATTCAAGTTAGAAATAAACGCCGGATCGTGGTCGGTCACGATAGCGGCCATCTCAAACTCTTGGTTGACCTCAACGATGGCCTTAGCCCATTGGTCGTGATCCCAATGGCGTTTGTAGATCTCGACTAAGCGGTACATCCGGTTCTCGGAGTCCACGCCCCAGCATTGGAAGACGCCAGGGGCATCAAATCCAATATCCTGTGCGCCAAGGAACCACTTGATGTGGACTGGCTTGTCGAGGTTGGGCGACACGAGGAACCACTCCCCGTTTTGTTTTTCCATCTGGCCGTCAATCACATGGTGGTGCGGCTCGTAGTTCTCCCACACTTGACCTTCTGCGCTGACCCATTTGCCGTAGTACAGACGCTGCAAACGCACGCCGGACAAACTATTTTTTAGACGGCCAAGGTACTCCGCACCGTCAGTCGTCCACGACTGCGTCTTGTGTTTGTACCACTTAGGGTTATCCCAAAAGCGTCCAACAATACGGCGGGCCTTGCCCTGCAAGCAGCGTTGGTTTGCCCAATGGTACTCGTCTTCTGGGTTACAGTCGCCTACAAGCACGCGGAAGGGCGTTCCAGAGCGACGGAGAGCGCGATGTAGCGACTCCCACTTAGCCAATGTCGTTTCTTGGCACTCGTTGAAGAAGATGACATTGTACTGCGTCGAGAACAGCTTTGTGGGGTTGTCAAAGCCGCCTAGGATCACCTCCCCGCCCAACGAAGGATGTTTGTACGACTGACGGTGTTCTCGCGTGGGGCCGTTAATCACAGCAGGGTGATCTGGCCCCAACACTTCGTTTTCCCAGATGTCCAAAAACGACTCGTTCAAGGACACTCGCGTTTCGCGCAGTACCAAGATTTTGGACTGCGGAAATGTATTGCACACGGCCTTGATCCACTCACCCATCAAGCGCGACTTACCGCATCCCGCTACACCCTCGTAAATGGCTTCCATCGGCGGCTTGACGCTGCCGTTTAACCACCCAAAAAGCTGATTCGCGCCCTCACCGTAGGCGTGAAACTGCTCCTTTTTTACGGGGATTTGTGCTTCTTCGATCACGATAGCTGCGGCAAGATGGTGACCA